CGTCGACGGCGCGGCGTTGTCGGTGAACGCCGTTTTCGTGACGTTGATCGTATGCGTGGTGAGGTTCGCAACCCCAAGCCCGAAGGCGTACTGGATGGTGGCGAGCTTCATTCCCTTGCTGGTCATCGACCGCATGATCGGGGTGATGTCCACCAAAGCAAAGGCGTCCACGGTAGCGGCCGTCAGGACGAGGGATTGTCGGCCCGCGGCCTCGCGGGTCATCGTCCAAGTACCGACGTATCCCTGGAATTCCTTCGGCCCAATGTAGACCACGCCGTCCGTCAGTCCGGAGGACGCAAGCGCCACGGTGTAGACGGACCCTCCGGCCACCCCCACGGTGAGCGTGGTGCCGTTGAGGGTCAGGTCTTGGATCTTCCCGCCCACACTGGCGATCGGCGTGGCGTTGACGGCGCCCGAGGAAATAGTCTGCACGTAGATGTTCCCGTTCGCGCAGCCGAAGTAGTTGTACGTCCCGTCGTTCACCATGGCCAGGACTTCCTGGTTCATGAGGGCGGTACGAGTCACCGTCAGGGCGAAGGCGGGGGGTCCTGCAAACATCAGCAAGGAAACGAGGCACGAAAGAACGGACAGGAATCTTTTCACGGTCGGACCTCCTTCTGGTCTGTGGTTATGACGTTGTAATTGAGAAGAGATTCCCGCCTTTGACGCCGACGTATAGCGTACCGGAGTTCAACGTCATGCACGTCGGGGTTCCGTCCACTCGGGAGAACGTCCTCAACAGCGCCCCTCCGCTGATCGTGTACCGGAAGATCCGTCCGGTCTGCATGGCGAGGTAGAGATACGTCCCGTCGTTCACGATGGCGACGATCTCTTCGCCCGGTTCCGACAAAAAAGCCAGCGTTACGGCCATGGTCTACCCCTTTCGGTTTTCATCCCTGCCCGGGAGCGGGCGGGGTAGGTGGTTCGGTGCCTATCCTCTCGGCTTCCGCGATCAATTCATCAGCGGCGGCCACGGTCTCGGGGGATTTCTTGACGGCGCCGGCCGCCTCGAGGGCTTTGAGGAACCCGTCGAGCTTCTTCATCTGGGCTTCGACGTGATCCTTGAGCGCCTTGGCTTCCTTGCTCGATGCGTCGGCGTTCTTAACGGCGAGTTCTGCCTGCGCCATCGCCATCTGCAGGGTCTTCAACACCTGTTTCTCTTTGACCGCGGCTTCCTTGTGCTGCTGCCGGACCGCCTTCTCCTCAGGAGTCGATTCGTCGTCCGGGGCTTCCTCTCCGTTGACCTTCCGGATCCGGGCGACGATCTCGTCTTTGTTCGGAAGATCGTCTTGACCGTCGAAGACCAGATCGAGGAGCTTCAATCCCATCTCCCCCATGCCGGACTTGACGAGGTTCATGACAATCTCAGACAGCGTTTCCAACGCCCGTAGCCTGGTGGTCTCCCGGAAATCCTGCTTCGAGATGATGAAATCGGACTTGGACTCCTGAATCGAGTTCTCTACCCTGCCGTCCGGGCCGCTCTCGTTGATCTTGATGAACTCGTCCTTGTTCTGATCCCCGGTGATCCTGACTTCATCCTCCTGGTCGAATAATTGTTCAACGAGGGATACAAGGTCCTCTCCGAGCCTCTGGGAGGCGTAGAAGTAATTATCGAAGTACACCCCGGAGGCGGTCTGACTCTGGGTGTCCAGCGCCTTGATCGCCACACCGGACATCTCCTTCTTGGTGGCCTCGGCTCCGTACATCGACACGCCGGAGATGTCCCGCAGGAACCGCTCGTCGTCTTTGGCCAGTTCGACGTGCTCCATGGCCAGTTGCGTTTCCTTCTGGATCTCGAACCGTTTCCCGGCGTTGACCTCCACCATGCCGTCGACCCGGTTGACTTCCTCGTATGCCTTGATCGGATTATCAACGGCCTGCTTCTCGTAGATCACCCGGTTCGCGGTCAAGAGGGCCAACGCACGGGAACGCCGCTTGTTCAGGTCGCTTTGAGGATCCCGCATGTCCCGGATGATGCCGTAGGGCATGTTGTCGCGGCTTCGCCGGTAGCAGAAAATCGGGATGAACGGAAGGCGGTCGTGGTTGTAGGGGGTGAATTCGTCCTGCAGGAAGATCGGACCCGCCCACATTCCGCAGCGGACCGTCATCTTCCGGGCGTCTTCGAGGGAGAAGTAATTCCCACGGACGAGGTATTGATGATCCGCTTCGTCTCCCCGGAAGATCGCTCCGTCAAGGGCTCCGTAAGGCGTATCGTCTCCACGGGCGCGCATGATTTTCACTTGCGCCGGCAGCCGATACCAGGCTTCGACCAGCTTGACCCGCTCGCGCGCGCCGTCGTACCGGCCACCCAACGGATCGAAGACGCTCTCCATATCGAACTCGGAGGCGACATCCGGAACACCGTCCCCCGGGAGGTACGGATATAGGCTGTTGAGCGATTCAGTGAGATTCTTCAGGTCGGCTGATCGGTCGGGGAAAAGGGCCTGGGCTACATCGAGGTCGACCCATTTCTGCCGGAACACGAACCGCCAGTCGGACCCGTCGAGCGACAGCCCCAGGTGATCGAACCACATATTCCGCCAACGCTCGGCTCGGAAGAAGACAGAGCATTCCCCCGATGACCGCGCGCCGGTCTCGATCCATCCCAGGCCGGCTTTGACCGCCTCTTCGAACGCGAACGATCGCTCGTACTCACCCTTGGATTTATCCTGGACGTACTTCAGCACCTTGGTTTTGGCCTTGGCGCCCTGCGCTCCCTTCTTCTTCCTCGGCAATACGCGGTAGTCGAACCGGACCTTGCGCTCCGTGCCGAGGATCCAGTTCGTCATGTGCTTCGTGATGTTGTAGATTTGCACCGGCTGGTTGCGGTCGAGGAGGACCTGGATTTCCTCGTCCGTTAACTGGATGCCGTCGTAGAAATCCTCGTCGACGGCCATTTCCATGCGGTTATCGGCCTGCGCTTGCCGAGCTTGCCGCCACCACTGTTGGATTCGGCGGAACCGCTCCTGCGCCTCCGTCGATTCCAGCCGGTGTTCCCCGATGCCTGTGAACACCTTGAGATTCTTCGCGTCGTCCGTTCCCTTGCGATACGCGACGGAAACGCCGCCTTGGGAGGTCTTCCCCTGGGTTACGATGGCCATTTAATGTTTCTCATCGGAGCCGGGATGGACGTACACGTCCTTGTCTTCGACGGTCATCTCCTTGGTCGCTACGCGCCGGCCGCCCTCGAAGAGAACCACCTCGCCCATGACGCCGTGCGTATCGGCGTTCGGATGTTCCGGGAAGGACCGGAGATCGTCGAGCCCGTTTTGTATCCATAGGAGAAGTTGCGCCGCGGAGGCTCGACAGATCGTGATGCCGAAGTGCTGAAGGCATTTAGCGAGGTTGTAGGACGTGCAGCGGAGGATCTCCATGCTTTGAGACAACGCGGCGGCTTTTTCGATGCACTTCATATCTTCCAACGCCTGAAGCTGTTGGCCCCCCCCCACAGCCAGGCGCATACGGAGATTCGACCGCTCGATAATCCCATCGAAGTCTACGGCGTCCGCAGCGATCGTCGCCGGCTCACGGTTGTCGGAAGGGTCGATGTACTTCCACATCGCGTCCAGGGTGATGATGAACGAAAACCCTTTCCGCTCATGGCACAGGATCACCATGGCGGGCTCGTAGCTCTCGGAGCCGTCTTTCATCAGCTTGATGTGGTGGATCTCCCGTCGAAGACCGCCGAGGTAGTTGAAGAAAGGCATTACTGGCTCCTCCATGTTCCCTTTTGAACCTTCGCTCGCCAGTCGGAATGCGACGGGTGGACCTTGGCCGTGTTCACGTTGCAATAGACCACCGAGTCCCCCTTGTCCGGGCTCCTGCCGAGCGGCTTCAGCTTGTGCGGCCGCGGGCCGTGCGCCATCTGTTCCTTGCTTTCGATCAGGATTCCATTCGGCGTGAGGTCCCAGACGGGCGCGCACAGGTCGGCTTTCAGCTCGGGATCCGGCGGCAGGCACACGTTGTCGCCGATCCGCGGGTCCAGAGACTCCCGCATCCTCCACCACAGGAGCGCGCGCATGTTCCGGAACCGCAGACGCCCGGTGGCGATGTCCGTGGAGCCCTCCGGAGCCTTCTCCGCTCCGTTGATGTCGATCACATGGACGTTATTCGCCCGGAGATGGTCCACCACGGAGCCGCCTACGCCGATCACATCGACGTGAACCGGAGCGCCGTCCCGGGTCTCGGACACCACCAAGCCGGCCGTGATGCCTCCGTTCGGCGTCTCGGCGCCTGGATACGCCTTCAACCGGTCGTACCAGGATCCGTACCGCTTGCAGATGATCGTCTTGTCCCTTCCCCCGCGGGCGACGTCCACGCCGACCGAATCCATGGGGCCTTTCTTCTCCTTCTCGGACCACCGCTCCATCGCTGCATCGACCCAGGCCGTCGGGCAGACCTGCCATTCGGAATCCTCCGTACCCGCACGGAAATCCCCGTGGAGCATCTGACTCCGCAGCGGCTCGGGAAGCGCCTGCAACGTCCGCATGTAGTCGGTATCGACCAGGAACGGGTTGTCGGTGACCCGAGAGGGGATGAACGTCCGGGATTGAGGACGGATGAGCTCGCCCTTATGGACGAACGCCGATCCGTCTGGCCGTGCAACCTCCTGGCCTTCGACCATCGCGTACCACCGGAGCTCGCCTGGCTTGGCCGGGTTCGGGTGCTTGTCGTCGAGCCACGCGCTCCAAAACGACGTCACCCACTGGCCTTCCTGCGTGGTGGGCGGGTTGCCGGCGCAGACGATCCGGCACCGCTGGCCGACGACCACGGTGCGATTCCAGCCGCACAAGAACCGGAACTGCGACTCGAGGAAGTGCGTGATCTCGTCGAACTCGATCAGGTCGTGCGGCCGCCCCTGATACTTGATCTCGCTGCCGGGGTCCTTGCAGGCGCCGAACTCGATCTGCCGGCCGACGATCCGCAGGATGTCGTCCTGGCCGTTCCACCCGACCCGGGACCGCAACACCTCGTCGAGCAGCCGGTCCTGCAGGGCTACGAGCTGCGTAGCCTCCCGCCGGAAGATGATGGATCGGTGATGACGGGTCAGCGCCAGCCCGAGCAGGAGATCGCTTTTACCGCCCCCCGCGGCGCCGCCGTAGTAGACGATATCCGCCTCGGAGTCGAACGCCTGCGTCTGCGGCCCCGGCAACGGCACCCAGACGGCCGTGGATTCCTTCATCACCTGCTGGATCTCTGACCGTTCCTCGGGCGTGGCGTACCCGAGCAGGCTCGAGATGCGCTCAAGAACCTGCTGGTTTTCCATCGCTCAACGCCGCTTTCGCGCGCTTCTCCAGAGTCGTCAAGAGGGACAAGACCCTATTCGCCAACTCCGTATTCCCCATGGGGATGTCGCCGCCCCCGGGCCCGGAGACCTCGAGGCGCTGCGGGAACAGGTCGCGGACCAAGACGTGCTTCGTCAGAGTCTCAAGGGCAGCCTGCTTATTGGCAAGTTTCAGTACGAGGCGATCATCTGCATCCCACTTCCACCCGACGATGGCCCCCCGCACGTTCGCCTCAAGGGATTCGATCTGCTTGACGGTCTGGATATTTGCCTTGGCGATGTCCCCGACGTCGTAAAGCGCCATCCTGACCAGCTCCCGTACCACGTTGTCCGCGTCGACCTTCACCCGCTCGTTGCGCTCACGAATGGCAACGTCGACCCTGGCTTTGATCGCTGGGTCCTTGAGAAGTTCGTGTGCCTCCGCGGTGGCCCTGCCGGGAGAGTATCCCGCACGAATCGCCGCTTCCTTGCCGTTCAAATCGACCAGGTACTCGAGGACGAACTTCTCTCTCCGGTCACAAAGACTGTCGGGCGTTCGCTTCGTCATGCCCACCTCATGCTATGAACGAACGCCGGCATCCTCAGCGGCACCGCTCGCAGGTCGTCGTAGTTGTGCTTCTCTTGGCGCAGGACGATCTCCTTCTCGGCGGGGTTGTCCGCAGTCGTCACCTCGACGGTCTTCAGCGTGACCTTATCAACCCCGACGATGCGCCACATGGCCTCTCTCTCGAAATAGGTACGGCCCCGTTTTCAGGCGGGGCCGCAAGGGGGAAGGTAGCGACGCCTTGGCGGGGCGTCCAAAGAAAAAGGCCAGCGGTACCGGATTCCACCGATACCTCTGACCTATGGCGTCCCTTTTAGCAACAGTTTATTGCGTTGTCAACACTTTATTGCGCAATGCAATGTTTCGTTTCCTGATCGGTACGGTTATGTCGTCTTAAAATTCTTGCTCTTCCTTGACGTAACTGGCTCCAAATTTCTCTATCGCCGAGAGGATAGCGATATCGTTGGGGCCGTAAACGACGCCGTTTATTTTTTTCCCCATATCACTCGCCGTAAGTCTCTCTGCTACGGTCAATGCCATATGTATGGCCTTGAAATGCTTGGGGCGGCTTAGGTTCATCCTTTTTTCAAGAAGAAATAATCCCTCTACCACGAGCATATTTATTGCGATCATTGGGGATTTTTCATCGGGAGCTTGGTCTATGAATGATTGCCGAGTTTCCAGATTTTTATTTATGAGTTGCAGTAGTCTGTCGTTCTCCTTCCTTAATTCTCGATGCCTTCCTCTTAATATAAGTAATGGCCTTTTTAATGAATCCCGGATTGTTTTCCTTATTTCTAATTGCCATTCAGAATATGGTGCCTTTGGATCTTTAACCTTTTGTGCCTTTTCTCTCATATCACCTCCCATATATTTCACTCTATATACCCCCGCATTTTCAGGTACGCTTCGAATTGTTGGAGGCAATCCTCAATGCGCCGTATGTGATGCGACGACCGCTCCTGCTGCATGATCGTCGGTTCGGGTAGATACCAATCCATCAGGCAGCCCGTGTCGAAGTACGGGCATGGATGGCCTCTGCTGCACGCCTTCGCCGCGATGTGGTCGATGTCGATGGCGATGAGGATCGACAGGCCGATCCCGCCTGTTCCCCCGCGGAACAACTCCGGGTCAGGGTCGAATGCGTGCCCGCTGCGCCAAGGGATCAGCACGCTCTGCGCCCACTGGTACGCCTCGAAGGCGGACTCGAACTTCATACCTCCTCCTGCAGCGCCTCGGCGACGTGCTGGCGCAAAGATTTCATCCACCCAATTCCCGCGCCCACCGCGGCGTCGCCATCAGCGCGGCCACGCGCCCCAAGTGGATCCGCAACGGCAGGTAGATCGTCCAGAGGTTCCTCATGCTGCCACCGGCACGAGTATCTTCTTCGCCTCTTTCGTCATCGCCAACCATCGCCAGAACGGAGTCGACTCCACGGCCCGGTCGTTCATCTCGTCAAACAGGCACAGGATCGCTTGCGCCTGGGGCCTATCGAAGTGGTGAAGCTTCCCCTCCTGGTCGAGGAGCGCCATCTGCCCCGAGGTGATCGAGTAGACGATGTTGCCGCGGTGGACTGGGTTATCATTCAGGATCGACACTCGATAAATTCTCACCTTCTTACCTCCTGTAAATATGGTGTTTTCACCACAAATCGCCCTTAATCACCTTTATGTAATCGCCCTTCCGACCGTCGGATCCTTATCGACGATTTGGAAGTGCGGTGAGCAGTACCATTTCCCTCCGAAGGAGATACTTCCGCGCCTTCTGCATCCGTTCCAGTGACAGGGGTTGAGAAGTGGTCGTTCGATCCCGGCTGGTTTGGGAGCGCCGGCGGGGGCCTCAGAGCCCCCGGCCGGTGCGTTTGCCGTAAGATCTTTTGGTTTAGGATCAGGATCAGGATCAGGATCAGGATCAGGAGATGGGGGATTCCCCTCCGGATGCGGCCCGGTATCCCCTTCGGATGCCAATCGGATGCGGCGCGCACTATGTCCTCGTTTTGTAGGCTTTTCCCACCTTGCGGCGGAGGCTACTCTCGCGGCCTCGGATCGCTTGTCCGAATGGAATATGTATGGTTGATGCTCCTTCCAGTCGTGTATCGACAACACGCCGCTTTCCCCTTGGTCTACCCACCGCATCCGGACCGCATCCGAGGCGAATGCGCCCCGCTCTCCGGTCCACCCGGCGATCTCCTCGAGGTCCTCCAAAGAGACTCCATCGAGGACCCCTTTCGGGTGTCTTTCCCCGACGTAGCACCACAACTGGATCAGGCAGGCAATCCCTTGATCCCCGAGCTCCCGCTTGAACTTTCTGGTCTTCAGGTTCCCAAAGAACCCCATGTCCAAACGGATGTCCTGATTCATCGGTTGAAGCCCTCATCTGG